GACAACTGGGTTGCCAGCAGGTAAAGAATATATACCGCTACCGTTACGACTCATTATTTAACTCCTTCTTGCGCTTGTTTAATTAATAACAACTGCGCCAATTTCTTTTGTTGGTCTGTAAGTTGTGGTGCTTTTGCCACTAATTGTCCTGCTTTATAAGCAGTTTCACCCATTAATCTAGGGCTAGTTGTTGCCATAGTAGCCGCTAAACCTGGCAAATTAGCTCCACCAGTCATAACAGCACCTAAACCAGCGCTAACATCAAGTCCTTGTCCAACTAAACCTCTAGGAGTCCAAGAATTAACAGCTTGACCTGCAATAGCTGGCATTAAATTTTGACCGCCTTGGTTCATTAGTTTATTAGCTAATTCTTGACGGAAACCATAATCAGTATTGACACTATTGCGTGTCAAAGACTGCAATTTTTTTAATGCAGTTTCTTGCGCTTTGCCTTTTCCTAATGACAATGACCTTTCAATTTCTCTTTCAAGTCCTAATGCTTTTTCATAATCTGCCATTGTTTTTGCATAATTTTCATCTTGAGAAACAATAGTATTTTTTACGGCATTACGAGTATTTGAAAGAATACGCTTGGCTTGGTCAGTCATACCTTCTGAATAAACATCATCTAAGCGTTGTTTTAAATCATCTAAACCGCCAGCAGTATGAAGAGTTGGTTTCTTTTCCCATTCATTTAAAATGTCACGAATTTCGCTGACTTTTTTCATTGTGTCAGGGCCAACTTTTGACGCTTCTTCGCCAATTCCTTTAGATTTTAAACTATCTAAAGTATTGGTAAATGCTTCTTTAATTGGTTTGAAATCTAAAAATACTTGGTTATTTTTTGTAGTTTCAATGCCTTGTTTATATGCTTGACTGCGTTGTGAACGCATTTCTGCCAAAGCGTCTTTAGCTTTATTAAGTACATCTTCCATTGGCACTTCATTACGCATATTTTGCAAAAATTCTTCATTGCCTGTTTTACCAGCTTTATATGCTTGACTAAATGCTTCTTCACCAGCACCAGTAGAAACACCAGCACCTTTACGCAACAAAGAACCTAATAATTCACCGCCTTTGCCAACTGCTGCTGGAATTGCGCCTAATGCAACATTTACTGGTGCTTCTGCAATTTTTTCTTTATAAAATTCTGTACCAGTTTTACCTGTTTCATTAGGCATTACAGCGCCTTGCAAAGCACTTGCGCCCATTGTTTGCAAAACAGGTGCAGCTTTAGCAAAACTAGGAATAGCACCAATAGCTTTTAATGAACCAGCAACAGGTGCAATGCCACCAGCAATTTGCCCAGTTAAATAAGAACCAGGGTTTGCTTCTTGGTATGGTTTCGCTTGCTGGGCATAATTTTGTGCTGCTGCACCACCAATATTTCCACCACTAGCTAATTGCGCTACACCTAATGTTGGGTCAATAATTCCTGATTTTAATGCGCCTACTAATGAAGACTCTAATGGTCTTGGTGTTTCTTGAACATTTAATGCGCCACGATTAATTGGTCTTCCAAGCGCTGCACCACCACCTGTTTCTCCAAAAGCACCAGCAGAAGCACGAGGCATTCCAGCATTAGGGTTTTGTCTTAAAACTTCAGCCTGTACTTGTTCTTGTGAAGCACCAGCAGGGCCTTCAATTTGGTATGTTTTGCCATCAGGGGCAGAAATTGAATATATTGGCATTATTGACCTATTACTGTAGCTTTACCCCACATACTTGGGGTTTGTTGATTTTGCATAGGTGCTTGTTGCATTTGTGGTTGAACACCTAAATTTGTACCTTGTACGCCAGCAGCAATCGAAATGTCATTTTGTGCTTGTTGGCGCATACGAGCTTTTTGTGCAACCACATCAGAACCATCTCCAATATCTGGGAAATAAGTTTTTCTGTTTGCTTCAATTTCATGGGCATTAGTGCCAGCACCAGTTTTAAAGCGTAAATATGCTTCAGTCCATTGGTTTTGCGCTTGTTTAGCTTGTTGTGCAGCAGATGGTGTTAAAAAGTTAAGCATTCCACCAGCCATTCCTGTAGTTGCTTGTGAAACTGGGCTATTAGGATTAAACCCTTTTGCGTAAACATTATTTAATTCATTGTTTGCGCCAACCATTTGGCTGTGAAATACAGCAGCTTTACCTTGTGATTCTGTTAAATTTCCTTTTCCAAGAATAGGTTGTCCATTAATACTTAATGGAGTAGCTTTTCCAGTAAAAGGATTAATTAAAACAGCGCCTTGTGGAGTTTCAACAACTTGACCTTTTCCAAGTTCAGCGCCACGAAGTCCTAATTCTCTTTCTCTTAATTTTAATTCTGCTTTGTCTTTTTCAGAAAGTTGTTCAGGAGCTTTTGGAATATTTGCAGCAATTAATGAAGGCACAAATTCTTTTCCACCATATTGTGCTTTTGTTGCAAGACCTAAAGCACCTTTAGTGTCGCCTTTATTTAAGGCTTCCATAATGTCTTGTTGTTCTTGTAATTTTTTATCACGCAATGCCTGTGCCAATGCTAATTGTTTATTTTCAGCGTTATGGCTTAAATAAGCACCAGCAGCAGCATTAAACAAAGGTTGTAATTGTTGCGCCCAAGAAGGTGCTACATAGCGACCAGAAATCACTTGTCCAGTAGGTTGCTGCGTACTATTTTGAGTAAGCAAATCTGCCATTTGCTGTTGGCGTGACAATGCCATAGCTTGTGGGTCAGTAGCTAATAGTGTTTGGTCAGTTAAAGAAGCTGGTTGTGCCATATTATTTCCTATTGAAGCAGACTAGCCAATTTTAATGCAGTTGGCGTTGTTGTTAATCGTGAACCTTCTACTGGTACAGTTTGTGCGCTTGGTAAAAACGCTGATTGATAATGCACAGTTGGTAATGTTTGCGTGGCATTTTTTTGGGTTGCAGCGCCTAAATTTTTTAATGCTGTTGCTAATTGTGTTGGGTTTGGCAATATAGAAGAAGTAGCTGTAGAACCATTTAAACCGACTGAAGACGCTTCAATAGGGTTTCCTAACCAATCTGTAGCTGGTAATCCATTTGCTCCTAATTGATAGGCAACTCCAATATCTCCACCACCAGCAAGACCTGTGCCTAATACAGTATTTGGAGCTAAAGCAGCAGATAAACCTGTGCCAGCACCAGCGTTTGCGCCAACAGCAGGTAATGTAGAACTTATACTTCCAACGCCACTTACTCCAGCACCAGTAGCAGCACCAGTAGCAGTTGTACCAGCAGCACTTAAATTAGCACCACTACCAGCAGCTATAGCAGGGTCTACTGTAATAGCAGAACTGCTAGGAATTGCAATACCAGAAGTTGAACCACCTGTTGTTGCTCCTATACTTGTTCCACCAGTAGAGCCGCTAATATCTGTTGTAAGTGCTTGTGAAGGAGAAACATAAGAAGATGGCGCTGTAATACTACCGCTTCCTAATGCGTCAATGGTATCTTGAGAAACGCCTGCGTTAGCCAAAGCGTCAGGAGTTAAAGCGCCTGAGTCAGCTAGACCTAATAATGTAGGGTCAGCAATACCAGCAGCTAAAAGTGCTGCGCCACCGACTGTAGCCCAACCGCCAGGAATAGCATTATTAACAGTTTGGTCAATAGAAACACCAGCATTACTAATGGGTGTAATTACATCATTTTGGACAATATTACCTACATCAGAAACAGCATTGCTAACTGCATTTCCAATGTCAGAAATAACTCCGCCACCCCCTCCAAATGGGGTGCGTTTTAATTCCCAAGTCCAGCCTGAATGTTTACTTCTAAACATTTTATAGGCCTAAAGATGACAATATAGAAGGAGCTGCTGCGGTAATTGCGCTAGAACCTAGTCCAAACAAACCACTTGTAAGGTTAGTAGATTGTCCTAAAGCTGCGTTATTAGCGGCAATTTGGGCGTTTTGTTGTGCTTGAGTAGCAGCATTATAGTCTGGGCCTGTTGTAGCAGCTTGTGTATAAGGCGTTACATAACCAGGATTAGAAGCAGTATTAAATGCAGCTAATTGTTGCAATGGGTTATTATAAGTCTGTAATTGTTGGTTATAGGTTTGTTGGTTAGCAGTTAAACCAGCATTAAGACCTTGTGTTGTAGCCTGTGCCAACAAGTTATTTTGGTTGTTGGCAAGCTGATTTTGGGCATAAGTATATGCCTCCGAACCAGGTTGAATACCTTGGTTTGCAAGTTGGTCATTAACCATTTGTTGCTGGTGTTGCAGTTGAGGTTGCAAAATTTGCATTTCAGCCGCTTGGTAAGTCTGTCCAGGGTTAATTCCTGTGCTTGGCAAATTAGTAGGGTTAAATGCTTGTGCGCTAGTGTTTTGCACATTGCTAGAAATATTGCCAAATGTATTTTGTAATGGCTGACTAAATGTTTGGTTAGCGGAATATATTGGGTTTCCGTTAGCGTCTGTGCCAGTTTGTACATAGTTTAAATTGCCATAAGGAGTAGACTGATTTACTCGGTTTGTGGCAGTAGCGGCTTGTGCGCCAGCTAAATTTCCAAGCGCTGTTTGCTGTGCGGCTTGCACATAAGGGCTAGTTGTGTTTGCATAAGGGTTTGTTGTCCCTGTAGCGTTTTGCCCTGCATTAGAAAATACACCTGTACCTGCACCCATTACTATCTCCTTATGCCCATTTACAATATTCTGGGCGCATTTCCAAAATTACCAAATCCCCTTCATCGTGTGCGTCTGGGATAATGGCAACATCTCGAAAACCAAGGTGTCGGTCTAGTCTTAGGGCTTTTTCATTGTTGCCTGCGACTGTGCCAATTATAACCTTTAATTTCAATATGTTAAAAGGGTAATGAAAGACTGCTTTTAAGAAACTTTTAGTAGCCCAATGATTACCCTCGCCATGCACATGAATACAGCAAGATTTACCAAAAAAATTACAATACATCACTACAGCACGAATTTTTCCATCAATCACATTACCTAAATAATGGGCATTTGACGCTTGTGGAAGATTATCCTCTGCCCATTTTTTAAGCAATTCCTGATTAGTTTCAAGCACTTACAGGACTCCGCCCTTCTGGAATACATAGTCGGTAGAAACCCAATGGAAATCAATTCCTTGCGACAACACATTCATATTAACTGAGGCAGAAAAACCAATACCTTGTACACCTTGCCAGTTTTTAGTGGTTAAATAGCCACCACCCCATTTGTTTAAGTCCCATTTACCGTTGTCCCAAGTGCCTACTTGAGTCAATCCTGGGTTAAAACTTAACTGACCTACAGGAGGTACTGTTTGAAAGTCGGTGCTAATGTTACATAAAACAGTTGGCACACCATTGTCAGATTGAATAATAGGGCGAATTAATGTAAATCGCTTGTTTTGTCCTGGACTTTCAAAATAAGAATAAGCCTGTTGTGCATTACCAAATATGTTATTGCCATTGTCGGCATTACTGTCCCAAAATTTGCCTACAAAACCACTTCCACCAAAATAAAGCTGGTCATTAAATAAAGCAAAACAAGTAGTAGAAATATCTGTAAATTGCGCCCATGCGTCTGTAATGGTATTCATTACATATTGCTGAGTGCCTGTGCTTGAAGGAATGTTAATAAGCAGCATGGTTTGGTCAGCAAAATAGCTAATTTGCCAGCCAAAATTGTCTGCATATTGGGCAATTTCTTGGTTAATTGCGTAGTAAATTTTGTCCGTTAAGTAAACCCTTGGGTTTAAACGGTCAGACTGTAATGCGGCTGAAAGAGGCACTAAACCTTCTTTCATTAATAGCAAAAGGTCGCTGCCAAATTTAAAAAAACATTTTCTACAAAATACTTCGCCAAATTGCCAAACACCGACTAATGACCATGTGGTTGCGTCAGAAGGGTCTCCGCCTTGGTAGACAATAACTTCACCATTTTTAGTAACAAATACTGCGTGGTCGTTTACGCCTTGTCCACCGTCAATAGTCCAAGTACCCATAGCTTGTAAAAAGCTACCATTTCTTGCAATACCGCCAAAGTCTAATACTTGTGCTGCGCCACCCAAAGAATTAACAGGCAAATACCAGCATTTAAGGGTGTTTTCTTGCGTGAAATATAGGCGGTTTTGAAACAAATTGACATTAATAAAAGTGCTAGAGTCTACGCCTGTAATTCCTAATGGAATATAAGTGCCTACAACACTAGCATTTCCGCTTGGCGTAGTCGCCATTGTGTAAGTAAAAGTTGTAGTACTAGTAACGGTAATAATGTAAACACCGTTGTAATCACTAGGAGTAGCGCCTGTAATAGTGACTTGGTTTCCAGTAATTAAACCATGTGCAGAAGAGGTTGTTAATGTAGCAACATTGCCTGTATGGGTAATACTAGAAATAGTTTGACCAGTAGAAGTCGTGGCAATTTTAAGCCATGAAGTACCGTTATAAACCATTACAGGGTCAGAACCATTACAAGCTACTAGGTAATAACCACCAATGTTGGAAAAGTCCACCCATTGCATTTTGTCGCTAGTAATACCTGTATAAGAGGTAGTAGCTGTACCAGAATTTGTACAGTTGTATATTTTTGTCCCTGCGGCAGCTAATAATTGCTGACCACTTGGCGCAGCATAAGTCATTACGGTGTTTACTTGACCTGTAATACCTGTGGAATATTTAGTCCAACCATTTCTAAGCCTAACATCAGTAGGAGTAGGCCAAAAATTAGTCAGGTTTACTGCGTCAGTAGGCGGCATTGCCGCCAAAGAGTCCCTAGCGTTCCAACCACCAACAGGCGCAGTTAAAGAAGCGGTTGTAGCAGTATTTTGCTGTGGCTGCATAATTAAGTACCATAGCCTGTATCTGGAATGTTAGCCCAACCAATAAGCACTTTGCTTGGGTTAGGATTAAATGACAAGTTAGGCGCACCTTTGTCATTGGCTTTAGCAATAGACAAATAACGCTGATAATCTTGCGTTAATGAAGTGGTGTCAAAACCTTTAATTTGGAAATATTTAAGTTTTGTATAAATAACCATAATACGACTGTCAAAGAAAGTCGTGTCTGAGTCATTGGTAAATTGTTGTAATGGTGTGCCAGTTGCAGACTCTGCCCAAGCATTACTACGGTATTCAAAACCTAAATACTCTTGAGTATTCATTGGAGGCCATACTTGGAAAGTACCGCCAAGAATACGCCAGCGAACTCGTGGGCCAGTTGAAATATAACCAGACTTTAACCATTGCCATTGTTGTGCATCTTCAGGGCCAAGCATTTCCCAATGCTTTGTTTTATCCCAATGGGTGCGGTCTGTAATGGTCTCAAAGTCAAAAGGAAGGGGGTAAATAGTCTGTGCAAATAAAACGCTATTTGTGCCTGTTAAAGATGCTTCCTGACTCATTGTTACGGTTGTAGCGTCATTTACAACAGAAACATAAGTGTCTTGGTTTACATTGTAGCCAGTAATGGAGTAATTAGTATTTAGTCCAGTAGTTGTGCTGACATTGGTTAATACATAGCTACCTTGTGTAGAAGTAGCTGTTGCATTAAGGAATTGGGTGTAGAAACGATACTCCTTCTCCAAAGTCTGCCAGTCATATTCTTTCAATAACTCGTAGCCAGCGCCATTCATCAATGCCAAAATTTGTTGGACATTGGTGTCAGAATTACCAGCTACATAGGTAGGTACTGGAAGGTTTAACTCTGCACTTACTTGTTGCACGAGTTGGAGCATCGTTTGGGACATATTAGGCCTCTACTGCTTTTGTTTTGCGTGTTTTGGGGGTTTTTTCCGCAACAGCAGCAAGTATCGCTGACATTTGTTCTTGCATTTGTGCCAGCTTCGCCTCTGTTTCAGCCTTAATTTTAGCATTTTCCTCTTTGAGTTGTGCTAATTCAGCATTGCGCTTGTCAATTTCGGCAGTATCTTGCGCCAAATTTAAGAAAGTGCGTGCTTTTTCTCTAAAGGAATGAGGACTCATGCCTGCAATCATGCCAATACGCTGTAATTGCTGGTCTGAACAGTTTGCGACATCTTCAACAGTACGGAATTTAATGCCTTTTAATTCCTCTGCTTGGGACATACTTACCAAAGGCCAATGTTCAATAGGTGTGCCAGTTAAATTCTGTTCACCACCCATTTTATTTTGGTATGCCGCCCATTGGACTGGAAAACGCAGTTTATGGCGGTCTTGGGCAATGGTGTCAATAATGTTTAATTGGTCGCCAGGGGTGTAAATTGTTACCCAGTCAGCATCTCTAAAAATAGGTCTGCCTTGTGCAAGGGTTTCATCTTTAATTTCAATAGGTTTGCGGTAAAACTTTACCGTCAATAGTGCGTCAGCACCTCGTACATCTGATTCAATAGCCATTTAATTCTCCTAAGGGATTAGGTTGTTAAAAGAAAAGGGACTCCCCTTTTGAGGGAATCCCTAGTTTACTACAGGGGTAAAACTTATACGCTTGCAGCAGAGAACCAAGCGCTATCACCAGAAGCCAAAGCAACGCCAGGTGATGTGTATGCACCACCAGTAGCAGCTACTTGGAAAGTAGAAGCATTGATAGCGCAAACGGTTGTAGAAGCAGAAATAGCAGCACCAGCTTGTGCGAATACATAACGCAAGCCTGTGTTACCAAAAGTCTCAGCACCGAGTGGGCCAAATGCTGGGATTGTTTCAACAGTAGAACCGTTGGTCAAAACGAAATCGACATTGGTAACACCGTTAAGGTTTACGCCTGCGATTGGGAGAGTACTATAAGCCATGATTTTTTCCTTTGTAAATTAAATAGACCTTTATAAATAGGGGTTTCCCCCTATCTATTAGTTGGTCAAAATGCCTTGTAGGAAGCGGTTAGAAGTTGTCAAGTTACCAGCCCAACCGTATAACTTCACGATTGCGTCTTGGTTAATTGCTTGACGCTCGCCACCGATAGGTACAAAGTTACGCTCTTTGTGTGGGCGTAGGAAAATGTAGTTGGTGTTCAAGAAGTACATTGTGTTAGAAGGCTGCTCATTACCATAACCGCCACCCAATACAACATCAGCAGATGTACCACCACCGTAGAATTTCATAGAAGCGAAACCAGCAGAGCCAGACTCTTCAGAAGTAATACGCTGAATAGCTTGGAGTGACTGTACATACAAGCTGTAGAAATTAGTGTCAGCAACAATCAAGTCAGCCTTGTCTGTGCCACGAACTAATTGGAGAGCTGTAGAAGTCATCTTAGATTGGATGTTAGAAGCTGTGATGGTTGTACCAGTAGTAGCTGTATTCTGCCAGAAAGCCCAGTTAGCAGCGTTAATACCACCGTAAGTACCAGATGTAGGAGTTGCAGAAACTGCAGCAGCCAAACCATCCAAATTCTTACCGCCATTACCTGTACCGTCTAAGAACAAGTCACCAGAAATACGGTTTAACAAGCGTGCTTCAGAAACTTGCATACGACCATCTAACAAGTCGATGATTGCTTCTTTAGAGCTGTTTTGCAACATTTCTAAGCCAGACATTGTAACTGCGTCAGCGTACTGAGCAATTTTGTACTGAGCAGCAGAAATTGGGCTATCTGGAGAAATATTCAATACTTCATAACCAGAGTAGCTGTTTGCATTGTTTGTATTTGGGTCGTTGTACATGATTTCTTCCAAAATCACATTACCACCTGAGAATGGGCGTACATTGCCCTTCTTGTCCAAATGCATCAAAATTGCATTGTTTTGTGTTAAGTTGTCTGCCAATTCACCGCTACGACTTTGGATGGTAGTAGCGATAATATCGGTAATTGCGCTATTTGCGAATGCCATGATATATCCTTTAAAAGTATGTTAATTAAACCCTGCCGCCCATTTCACCCATTTGGGCTGCAATAAGCGAGCGTCTATCCTTCGAATCTACCTTGTTTGCCACACCGCTAGGAGTAACGGATTTGGGGCTTACTGCGGCAGCTTTGGCTTTAGCTACTTGTTGTGCCTTTGATGTTTCTTTTTTAACTTGGGCAAGGAGTCGTTCTTGTTCCAGTTTAAAGACTTCATCATTCATACGCACAGCTTTTGCATAAGCCGTTTCAAGGTCTTGGGCCAATCCACGCTCAAGTAATTGAGCCATATCTTCCCTTACCGCCTCAAAGTGCGGAAACTTCTCCGCATTACTTCTAACTCTTTCAATCTCGCCCGTAAGACGAGTTTGTTCTTCTTGTTCTTTCCAGCCTCGCACCTGTTGTACTTCATTTTGCAAAGCCATTAGTTGCTGGTTCAACGCATAAGACTGTGGGTCTTGATACTGTTGTACTGGCGCAACACTTTCTTGCCCTAATTGTATTCCATAATCTTTTGCAAGTCTATGAAATAACTCAACCTTTTGATTGTAAGGTGCGCTAGTTAAAATCATGTGCGCCCTACCTAAGTTATTAATCCATGCGGCAGGATGAATATTTTGTTTTTGCAAATCAGGCATAAAAGGAGCAATAGCTTCTACCAAAGTCTTGGCATTGTCAGCCTCTTGTTTATAGGTAGAAACGCCTTTTTTGTATTCAGACTCACGCTGGTTAGAATATTCTGCTAATTTGAGTGCTTCTTCAGGGCTTAATTGCTGACCTGTTGTCAGTTTGTCCCAAATTGGCAAATACTCTTTTTTCCATGTTGTTGGGCGTGGAATGGCAGGTTTTACTTCTTCCTGCGGTTCTTCATCCGACTCCTCAGATTGAGCAGCTTCAACATTTTCGGCAGGTTCTTCACTATCTTCTGCGACAGTTTCCTCTTCATTGGACTCCTCGGCATTATCTTGTGCCACAGCCTGCGATTCTTCCATAGGTTCTTGTACAATTTCGTTCTCCTCTGGTTGTTCAAGGGCTGCATCCATTGCTGCTTCTAGCATACTTCTACGGTCATCACTCATGGTTTCTCCAAGTTGTCGGATTATCGGTAACTGAGCTTTTCATAAGCCATTTCAGCAATTTGACGCTTACGCTTCTCATTACTTTGACGGCTTAACTCAATCTTTTTGTGCTGCGTTGGTACATCGTTGCCTAATTCAATCATTCTGTGCTGCTTTAGGTGGCTTCTGTGCTTACTACGGCTTTCAATCCAACTACCATCTATTTGGCTTACATAGCCGCTAATATCAGATTGCACCATTGGCGCTTCTCTGAAAGTCATTTCTTGCTTTTCTTTCCACGCCTGTTCAGCTTCTGGACTACCTAGGGTAAACCCCCAAAACTCAAGGTAATAATCTTTATCAGACTGTTTGGCTTCTACATGGTTGCCTTCTGAATATCCACACTTAGGGCAAATCATTACATCCTCCTTAATAATTCTGGGATTTTGTCCCACTCATTTGGTTTGATTGCTACTACAGAGTCGTACCAGCGCCCATGTTTCCAGCGCCAGCAAACATAAGGGTCTTCAGGAAGCAACATAATGCACTTCACACCTAAAGCGCCAGCTAAGTGGGCTGTGCCTGTATCTGGGCAAATAACACCACGCATAGACTTCATGTGTCTTGCGGTTTCATACCAGTTGTTTTTCCAGCCTTTTGGCAATGGAATAAAGATGTCATTGCCATCGTAATTTAAGCTATAAGCGTCAGCGCCTAAAAGCCTACGCATTTCTTGCACAGGAATGGACTTGGCATAGTGCAAATGGCCTTTAGAAGCCATCCAATTAACACCTATTTTCTTTTCGATATTAGATGGTTCTGCGTCTAAATAACCTTCGCTTCCTACAATCTTATTGGCGCTTACAGGGAATAATTGGCGCACATGGGCAGGGGCGTGCATAGCAAAGTACGGCAGGGACATTGACCCAACCCAATAGTCTGCATTGAGAATTACAGGGTCATTAAAATCATTCGACAAATGGTCAATACACTCCATCTGACCGAATAGTAAATGTAGAGAAAAATGTTGAAAAACATAGACTTCCTTTGCGCCCCACGCTTTAAGCATAGGTAAAAATCTTGCCATTTGAATAATGTCGCCATAGCCTTGTTCCATTTGGACTACTATGGTTTTCCCTAATAGTCTTTCACCTTTCCATGTAGGTGCTGGCAAATGTTTATCGTGGCTTGCAGAAATAGCCTGTTTTACTTCTGGATGATAACGGTTCTCATATAGCCTAAATCCTGGCAATAAATGTCCAGCATGGAGAAGGTCTAAAGATTGTTTGTAGAGTGAGTATGGGCTTTGTGGCAGTTCGGTCATAAGAGCATTAGTAGGGCTTCTTCGTCATCTTGTTCAGCCCTTGCTTTAGCTTCTAGAATTGCAAGTTGCGCCATTGTGTCGGCAATTTGCTTTCTATACGCTATTGCTTGGGTTAATTCCTTTTCTTGTCTGTCAAGATTGGCGATAACCGCTTCTAAGCGTTTGACTTCGACTGACGGTGTATCAATCCTAATCTCTTGTTTTAATTGTACTTTATTTTTCTTTGTTTGTTGCTTTGGCGCAACAGGGTCAATTAAATCCTTAAAGCGCTTCTTACGAGCCTCTCCATCTGCCCTGCGAGCCTCAATGAGTTTTTCTTCGACTTGTCTGCGCTTACGGTCTAGTGCTTTAGCCCGTTCAATTTCACGCTTGGTAAAGCCATCGTGCATATCCATGCCGCCACCAACGGTAGCTTGAATATCACAAGTGTCATTGCCGTCTACAGCGTAAATTGAGCCATCTTCTTCAATTTGGCCTTCAATATCGGCTGTATCATTGCCGTCTGTAGCGCTTATAGAACCGCCTACAAGGGCTTGTGCGGTAAATGTTGCGGTATCAGCACCATCTGTTGCCGAAATAGCACCAGAAACGGCTACAGCGCCCGTTAAAGTAGCTGTATCTTGTCCATCAGTTGCTTGAATATAGCCAGAAACGAGTTCTTGGGAGTAAATTGTGCAGGTATCTGTGCCATCGGTAGCAGAAATCGTACCTGTAATGGCTACTTGGGCTATTAAAGTCGCTGTATCATTAGAATCCGTTGCAGATATAGACCCCGTTATTAACGGAAGTGCTATATCTGAGATTGGTTGGTTTGATAACGGATTAAAACCGAGCATTTATTACTCTTCTAAAGAGGCTTTCAGTCTAGCAATAAAGGCTTCTTTTCCTACGCCAAGTTGGTCTAGCGAGAATTTAGCAGAATCTATTTTTCTATCTAAATCGATGCAATGGGAAAACAACATTTGTTGTTTTTGAGTCAAGTTTTCGTATTCGTATTCGACTCCGTCTATAGTTATTTGAGTGTTTTTCGTGTTTTTACTCATATAAACTCCTTGGTTGTACTACGGTTAAAAATTACTTAGCGATTGCTGCTGTAAAAGGCGTCAAATCGTTAGAACCATAATATTCTGCACCTTTAGCAATTTGTATTTTTAAATGGTCAATATTGCGTTGTTTGCAGTCTTCCCAATCTTCCGCAGACATCTTCTCAGGCTGTCCCGCATTTAAAAGATTAACTGAATCCATTGAGGAATCGTAGTTGCGTTGTACTTCTTGTTCTGGTGTTAGTTCTAACATTTTATTTACTTTCTAAAAGTGCTACTCGTTTACGCAAAGATTGAATTTCTGCAATTAAGTCAGCCATTACTTCAGAAGTTGATGCTTGCATAGCTTGATAAATTGGTTTTCCTTCTGCATCTACAGCATCTTTTTGTCCGCTTACGCTATTTGCATAAATAGCTTGGAATTGATGCGCTAAAAATCCTCTTTGTGCAGAACCATCTGATTTCATTGTGTAATTGATGGGCTGTAAAGCATCAATACGACTACCTGAATCAGAAATGCTACTTACTACATCTTTTAAGCGATAGTCAGATGTGACATTGTAAAGAACGCCTGTTGTTCCAGCTTGTGAAATAGTGCCAATGATAGAGCCATTATATGCAAAAGATGCGTAATAATAACCACTAGGAGTTCCTGAAATATGACCAACTCCAACTCCAGCATAGTTACCAGTAAGAATTGCAACGCCTGTAGTTGGTGAAGATGTATTAGGGCTTGCAACTCCTATACCAAAATTACCACTAGCATCAAACACACCTCTAGGATTACCATCACCATCAGATAACACAATGTAGTTACTTGCTGTACGGATGTCTAGACCGCCACTATTACCACTAAAGTTACCTAGAATACTGTTGCTTGAGCCTGTCGTTATATAATAACCAGAGGAAAAATTTGTTGCATTATCAGTAGAACCAATAAAAGTATTTTTAGAACCAGTTGTTAAATTCAAACCAGCTTGTGAGCCAACAATACAGTTTCCCTTTCCTGTTGATAAATTTAATCCAGATTCTTCTCCTAAACACACATTTCCTGCAAAAGAACTGCTAACTGCTGATGTGTAGCCAGCTTTCCAACCTAAAAATGTGTTGTATGCACCAGTAGTATTACTATACCCAGCTTGGAAACCTACTGCTGTGTTGTTAGAGCCCGTGGTGTTTAAAAAAAGGGCAATTTGTCCATTTGCTGTGTTGTAAGAACCTGTTGTGTTTGCAGTTAATGTGCCACTTCCTGTCCCTGTATTAAATCCACCAGAAGTATTTGCTGCTAAAGAAGAATCGCCAATAGCAGTATTGTAACTACCAGTATTGGTTGCAGCCATTGCCCCTCTACCAAATACAGTAGCACCACCAACACTGCCACCACCCTTACCAACAGTAAGACCTGAAATAGAAGCGTCTGAGGAAGTCGTTAGGCTAGTCAATGACATACTTGCGCCAGCACCAATTAACTGAATTGGAGTGCTAGAAGCGTTACCTATCCAGACTTTTTTGTCTGTAATATTAACGCCCATTTCGCCTTGAGCGAGAGTTGAAGGCGAATTGCCAGTCGTTACGCTATTTTTTAGTTCGATTGTCGTTGCCATTTGCTATCCTTTAGAAGCTACCACCGTTAATTGTAATGCCTGTAAGGTCGATTGTCCCTCCTAAAGTCAGACTTCCAGAAGATGTGACCGTACCGCTTAAAGTTATTCCATTGACTGTTCCTGTGCCAGAAACACTTGTAACTGTTCCTTGTGGGTTTGACGCAGTTGTAATGTTTGTTACACGCCCATAAGTGTCTACTGTTACTACAGGAATTAATGTACTTGACCCTGTTGTTCCTGCGGTGACTATTCCGCTGGATAAATCCAATACAGGAGTTGTGCCACCTGTGCTGGTTATGCGTCCTGAAGTACCACTAACAGAAGTTACATAAGTGCCAGAAGGCTGTTTATTGTTAAATGTATTCCAGTCTGTGCTGGTTAAATAGCCATTGGTTGTGCTATTGGCGGCTGCCATGCTAATTGCAGGAGTTGTGCCACCGCTTGAAACTACAGGGGCAGTACCAGTAACAGAAGTAACACCTGTGTTTGCAATGCTAATTGAGCCTGACCCATTGGTTACGCTAATACCTGTACTAGCAGTTAATGTTGTGCGAGTAAACCCTGTGCCATTACCAATGTCCAAAGCGCCATTAGCAGGGGTAGAGGTTAATCCTGTGCCACCATAAGCTACTCCAACAGCATTACCTTGCCAAGAAACTGGGCCTGAAATACTGCTTGAAGAATTAAAATTTAAAGTGGCAGTACCCCAAGAAACTGTGCCAGGCACATAAGAATGGACATCCCAAGTGCCGTTTGTTGTGCCATTAGTTAATAAAATTAAATGGGCAGCGCCACCAGCTTGCAAGGCTAATAACGAGGTTGTGCCGTCATGTGCATTTAACTGTACAGAAGAATAGGTAATATTGTTATTAAAGTAATATGTGTCGCCAACCGTTAATGTAGTGGCATCAGGCATATTAAATGTCTGAGAAGTCGTTGTGCCTGTAACTACTTGGTATTGCGCTGAAGCAACAGTTAAATTAATTGGCGTTGCAGAAGACGCTGTAATTGTTGTATTGGGAATAAAATTATTGGCAAATACATTACCATTGGTGTCCTGATATACGCCTTTGGCGGCTGGCATATCGCCCCATACTGCAAGCTGACCACCACCAAAGCTAACTAATGACCCTGCATTGCTAGACGCTAATACTGTCGTTCTAGCTAATGTGCCGCTACCGACTGTGCCAATGCCTACTTCCCAGTTTGTCGTTTGGGTTTCATAAATACCGTAATAGGTAGTATTTCCGCTGCCAATAGCAGACCCAAATGACTGGTAACCTGTTACAGCACCAGCAAGCGTCAGAGTGCCAGTACCGCTAGTAGTACTTGTTTCCTGGACTCTATCTTTAATAATTAAGGCCATTATTTAGCCTTATTGGTTAGCACGAATAATAGTGCCAGAAGAAATAGAAACAACCTGAGTCGTGTCAATAGAGGTGTTATTTAGGTTCATATCGCAACCAGTCAATCCTACTGTGCCATCCATAATAACGGTAGAGTTATCAGACTTAAATATACGAAAGAATTGCGCTGTACCTGTAGCGACTGCTGTGCCGTTAGCAACCGACCCTAGGGTAATAGTACCGTTGCTGTCAGTACCAAAAGACCCAGTAACAGTAAGAGAAACCAATAGGGTTTGACTTGTAATTGCAGTATTGGCGTTAGCAGGTTGCGTGCCTTGGTAAATGCTAATAATAGCGCCTGAACCAGCATAGGTAATTAGACCCTGTTGTTGGGCATCACGAGTGCCATTTGAATACTTGAGGTTTGAAGACATTAAATAACTCCTTGGATTTTACCGTCAGGGCCACGTACTACTTGTTTTGGGCGGTTATGGTTTTCGTTAATTGTATTGATTAATTGACCTAAAGTCTGTGTCATTTCTTGGTTACTCTTAGAAATGGCGCTTGCAATAGGCGCTAATGGGTGTTCCATAGAAGCAGCCATATCTTCTTCATTCATATAAGCTGTTTCACCGTTGTCATCTGCGGCAGAAATGCGTGCTACTTCAATCTTTGCGCCATTGTTAATGTGGGCTAACAACACTTGCGTATTGCGTTCCATATTCATCTTCATTTGCGCCAATCTTGCTTCCATTTCCATTTCAGCTTGGTTACGCTGGGCTTCTAACTGGAATTTAAGCTGGTTTTCTTGCGCTTGGTACTCTTGTTTAGCCTTCTCAAGTTGCATTTCAGCTTGCATTTTCTGCATTTCTAACTGGTTTTGAGTCTGCAATTCTTGTTGCTTGGCTTGCATCTTCATTTGTTCCAGTTGCATTTCTTGTTGGAGTTTTTGCATTTCAGGAGTAGGCGGTTTAGGCTGTCCTTCAGCTTGTTTAGCTTGAGTACGCAATTTGTCAGCAGTTTCGTCAATCAGACCTTCCAAAGACTTTCCAGCTTTAAACGCAGTTGCCGCAAATTTAAGCATTTCCATCAATAATGGCGCTAATTCAGGGCTTTGTGTAGCGGCTGGTACTGCTTGTTGCATAAATCCGCCCATTGCTTGCAAGAATTCCATTCTGTCCTGCTTTTCCTGCATTTCGTCTTGGAAAATCATGGAGTCAGAGGTGACTTCAATACGGAAAGTCTTGCTAACTTCGTCTTTTAGCATCTCCAACGCTTTTGGAATTAATGCTTTGTCCTCATCAGACATTTGCATTGCGCCAGAAATCTTAACAATGGTGTCTTCTGTGAAGTGTTTGCAGATAATCTGCGACTTAATGGCAAGCAGCGAGGTTGCGAAATCAACAACAGCGTGTTGCATAGTTTTGAGGCGACCTGCTGCATTGTTTGACTTAATGATTTGTGCGCCAAGAGTTTCATTGGGGTCGGTTTGACCACGCTGAATGTCGGCAATACCCATCAACTCGTAGATTTGACCCTTTACCTGGTCCATTGCTGAGTAGCAAGACATCAATGCTTGTGCAAATGGGGCAATATCGACTAAATCTAATGCACCTTTGAGTCCTTGTTTCTCGGCAAATGCTGTCCAATTTTTTACTGGAATCAATACATTAGACTCATTACCTTCAGAAAATAGTCGCTGGAGTTCAGAAGCGGAAGAGTCGTATAAACCACGAATTTTTAACGCACCAATAAGTCCGTCAATACGGTCACAAAGGTCGTCTAACTCTCTAGCTTGGTCTTGGTAAATAGTAAAGTCAGGAATAGGCTCAAGACTGTCAGTAGTCAATGTAGCGTATAAAGGTTTAGGGCAAGGAAAGAAGTTTTCCAACTCTAATGGGTCTTCTCTTTCATCAAGAATTTTGCTCATTGACTTAGAAATCCACAGTACTTTGCCTGTTTCTTTGTCCCAAATCTCATAAATCTGCGCTTGGTAGGCTTGGTCATCATTCTTGGTATAAGACTTACCTACTTGTTCAGGCTTGGTGTCTAGTGGAATCTGTTTACCTAATTCCTCGCCAAAGCGTTCTACAAGCGCTGTACGGTTTAAATAGACCTTACGCCATACTGCGGTGACTTCTTCCCATGTACGAGCTACTGTATGCCCAAAATCACGCCAATGGACATAATCTACAGGGCAGCACTCGTATTCAATTTCTTCTTCAACTTCGCCAGGTTCGTTATCTTCTTCCTCTGGCATTTCACCTTCAAGCGGTTTGCCTACATCGCCTTTTCCTTCAACATAGCTAGGGTCATAGGCTTGTTCAGCGTCAATGGTTTCAGTTAATTCAAAGCCATCTTCAGGTTCTTTTTCGGCTTTTGCCATGAAATGCGGTTCATAGCGCACCCATGCTGTGCCTCGACCACCTAAAAGACGGTCAGTAACGCAGTTCACCATAGCTGACTTATAGTCGCCATAGTGTTCAATTTCAAACTCTAATGCCCTTTCAAGCATGAGTGAGGCTACTCGACCAATAGGGTCGTTATCTCTAAACCTACGGCTTACATCTGGGCGAGGAAGTCTTGCAAATATCGCTGGAGTAATCGTTTGGACATTTGACCAAAGAATATTAAAGCGTGCATTTGGGTTGGTTTTGTTGCGACTATCGTCTTTGTACTTCTTTAAAATCTTATCAACACGAGCTTCCCAGAGCTTATAACTACGCTCATAGGACATAATGCGGTTGTACCAATCTTCGTAGCTATGCGCTACCTCGCCTCTTAATTCAGACATAGAAAGCCTTATGAGAAGTTGCCTACAGCAATTACGCTAGAACCTGCGCCAGTTGTTACTTTCCAAGGGCCATTTAATGATTGAGCCTCAACAGTAATAGAATATACGCCTAAAGGTGCTACAGGCGGTACTAACAAATAAGAAGTAGAGCCGTCAATAATAGTGACTGAGCTTGTGGCAGAAGTAGTTACGGTAGCAATAACACGCACTAATGTGTCGCCTACTGCGCCTGAACCGCCTAAAACTTGAGCAGTTGTGGAAGGGGCTACATATTCGTATGTTGTGCCAAATGGTTGTTGTATGCCTGACATTTAAATTCTCCTGTTGTTTGTGGTATTTTTAATATCCCACATATCGTTTAAAGTTACATCTGTTTCGCCCACAAACAAGCCTTTAATAGGCTCATCCTTGGTCATTATCTTTTCTTCCACTCGCCAAGCAACCGCTGCCATTCTGAAAGCATCTGCAGCATGACTTGTCCAGTCGTGACGAGGTTTATCTCTAAACACTTTCCTATCTTCGTCATACTCTCTTTGATACTGTCGTAATGACTCGATACCATCCTGACACCTTTCTGCGTCAAACCAAGACTTCATCAGCGCCATACGAGTTGCTTGAATTCCGTCTTGAAGTCCTAAATTTGGGACAATTTTCATTGATTCTAACGGAATTTTAACAGAAAGTTGTTCAATTATTGACTTTCCACCACTTGCTAGAGTTTTTGCCCTTGCGTCATGGGGCAGATAATGTATGCCATATTCATAGCCAAACTCTGCTTGTTTAGCTTGAATTAGTCCTGTATAAAAAGGGACTGGCTGACCATTGCTTCCATGGTAGTCAAGGAAACGAATTTCTCCCCTGACAACTTGCCACCACCAAATGCTTGTATCGTCTGAATAACCCAAGTCCCAGCTTGTATTAACTTTATACATTGGGTCGTAATCAACCTTGGTAACTCTGCCACCATCGGTAAGCTGGCGCATCTCTTTGCCATAATAAGCACCCAAAATAGCTGACTCAAAGTCACACTCAAACTCTTGTAAGTATTGGTCTTGCGTCATGGACTTGGCGGCATCTTCCAATTCTTCTGGCGGCAATAAGCCGGTCTGACTAGCTCTTAAGGTCTTGGCATACCAATCGGAAGATTTGGTGGCGTTATTGTATATGTCCCAAAAGGCATTATGACCTTTGGGCGTTCCAATGAAAACTGCCCAACCGAGTCTGTCTGCCAACAAAGGCCGAATAATCTCGCCCCAAATACGAGGGCGCATATCTGCATACTCATCTAGGACAATCCCATCAAGGTATAGACCACGT